AAAAACCCCTTTATAAATTTAATCATACCCATATCGAGTAATATACCTCTACGCCTGTGCAGTTCGTAGCCTTGGAGTATTTCACCGAGTTATAAAGCGGGCGTAAAGAGTTAATTAATATTTGAAAGTCACAAGCAACGTAGTTCGTTAGCTCGTTGGCAAATTCTAAGTTTAAAAGCATTTTTACAATGTTCTCGAACTGTCCGCCGTTAAACGTTGAGGCGTTCGTGTCGATCGCTATGTCGGACGGTACGCCGATAAATAAAACGCCGTCGTACTTCATTCGCGCTCTAGCCTCTACGGGTGTCGCTAAATCGATCCTATCGATAAAGAATACCTCGGGCAGGATCTCGTTAGGCGTTACGCCTGTTGTGTCTGTCTCGTAATACTGAAAGTCGTTATACTCCGCGATATACGCCCATAAGTCGGACGGGTCCGCGATTGCAGGCAGTATGTACGTAGGGTCTTTTGGTTTTAAAATGCTCATGGCTTAGGGAGTTTTGACTCGTATAGCTCCAATTCGTATAAATCTAAATCGTCTAAATCAAATTCCATACTTAATGCTTTTTAGGTTTATTGCGCTCAAAGGTATTGAACGCGTTTAATTTGTCTGCTAAGATAGATAAAATTATAGTATCGAGATTAAAAAGCGATCTGTTTTTTTGGTCTTTCTCGTTGTAGTTTACGGGAATGCCTTTCTTATCGGCCCAATAGTTGATATAATAAAACTTATTGACCGTATCGTTTTGAAAGCCTTTAGTCGTTCCCTCGACGTTGTACGAGGCGTTCGTCTCTTCGATTGCATCGCGTAAATAGATTATAGCCTCGTTGAACTTATGGGCGAACGCCTTAAGAACTATCGAGCTATAGACCTCAGGAACTTTAAAATTAAAGCTTTCGTAAAGGCGTAAAACTATTACGGCCATTTGCTCGCGGGTGTCTGCTAGTTGAATGTCGAGCCAATCAAACGCGTTAATCCTGTCGACTATATCCGTATGCTTAACGCCGCCAAGGTCTAAGAACTTTGCGAGCTCGTCCTCGTGGCGCAGTATGGCCTTATCTTTTTGCTTTAGTTTCATGATTTGGATTGATAGACTTGAAATCTACCGCGCTTTTTGATTAAAATCATATCGGTTTTAGGCTCTCCGCCTTTCCACGTAATAACCCCGCTTTCGTTAACCGCGTAGGTTGTAGAGTAAAATCTTTCGTTTAGTAATTTGACTACGCCCTCAACGGTGGCACTGCTTAAAATTAACTGACTCATGGTTTAAAAAGTAAATGCCCAAGGCTCACCACAAACCAAGGGCATTAATATTGTTTCTGTGGTGAGGCGTAAAGATACAAAACTATTTCGGATTAATCCCATTTTGGTAAAGTTTTTAGCTCGAATATAAATCGCATTAGCAGTGCATCGAACCAATCGGGCGATCGGCCTGTACGTTTCTTAAGTTCTTTTTTGCTTTCAAGCCTAATTTTACCCTCATCGTCTGTCGGCTCTCGGCAGATCTGCTCTAAGTCTGACATTATTTGCTTTTTGAAGTCTTTGTCCTCGATAAAGATAAGACCTTTCTCGAGGTATTCTTTAAGCATAAATGCGCACTCGGTCTTAAGGTTTTTATATTGGGCGTCTTTCAGCGGTGCAGCGTTGTTGATGAAAGGCTTTGCGGCGGTTAGCTTGCTAAGGCTGTTCGCTGTAAACTTTCTAAGCCCGTCGGCGTCATAGGTTATGTTTGAATACGGGACGCCGTGAAGCTCTGCGAGCTCTTTAAGCTTTGTGCCTATCGCCGTTTCGTCTATTTTGTCGATCCCGTAAGTCTTTTTGACCACAAAGCCCTCCCAATAAAAGATCGTGAATATATCGGCGCCCATGTAAGCAATGTCGCAGGTTAAATACTTTCGGCCGTTCGGCTTAACATGCGAATTAGTGAAGAGGTTGCAAATAAAATCATACTCGTACATGCTGTACGGGTTATCGTCGTACTCCCAATCGCCATAAACTAAACGCTTAATCGACTTTTCGTCGTTCTTAAGCGCCCGCATAAGGTCGCGGATATAGTTTTTAGGCAACATTTTGTTATCCGTTGGCAGGGCTTGAACAAATTTGCGATAATCCGGGAGTCGGTTTTCTTTGTTGGCGAGGTAGTAGTCTTCATAGGCGAACCCTTTAGTCGGGTTCATAGTACAAAGCATCTTACCGGGGAGGTTATACTCGTCGTTTTTCCACCGCCCTATAGTTGCCTGCAGCATCGCCTTAGCTTTCGGGTGAAACTCTCCGATTTCCTCACACCATCCGCGGGTCATTTGGATAGATCCGAAACGCTCGAAATCGGGATCCGACGGCAAGTAAGCCGCTTCGAGTAGATAAACCTTTGAGCCGTTGTATAGCGTGTAAAAATTGTCTTGGCCGTTGAATGAGTAGTATCTTTCGTCTAGCCCCCAACCGTGTAAAACCTCTTCGATTGTAGGCTGTGTAAACTTACGCAAATCGTTTAACTTCTTACGGGCGATAAAATAGTGAGTCCCTGGATATATCACCGCATCGCCAAAGATAAGCGAGGCGCCCGTATGGGATTTCGCAGAGCCTTTCGACCCGCCGTACCCTATGTCGCTGATATCAGGATCGAGCCAATATTTGGCGACTTCAAATTGCTTTTCGTTGCCTCGGGTGTTAAACTCTATCTCAATCGAGGTCATAGTTGTCTTCGGGTTCGGGGGTTTCGCTTTGGGTCGTCGTGTTGGTTATTCGCATACCGATTACAGCCGGAACGGCTAGGGCTTTGTTGCCGCTCGTCACGTCTAGCTTATCGCCGTACTTGGTTGGGTGCATTTTCGCGAGGACCCACTTACGTGCATCTACTCTGAGCTTTGCCCGTTGTATGACGTCGTGGTCAGTTCGTTCGATCCCGTCGTTATCGATGTAAGTATCTTTGAGGTTTTCGTCCGCAATGTTTAAAATGTCCTCAAATATAGCCTCGGCGCGCTTTTCAGTCGCACGCGCGTAACGCTTTGCCATACTATCGTCGTTATCTAACCATTTGGTAAACGTCTGAGAGCTCAAAGGCGCATTATTCTTTAAGGCGGACCGTAAAGAGGCGCCCTGTTCGATATCTTTGAGCACTTTACGGAACTTAACCTCCTTTTCTGAGGCTGTATAGGTTTTCTGTGCCATTGTGTTTGTAATTACGCCTCAAAGATACAAGGATTTTGAATTAAAAAGCGAATAGGCCCCAAATTTTACCGATAAACAACGTAAAAATCTATTGTTTACGCTGTGAAGCCTTGTATTTACTGACTTTACCGCCTTAAAACCTCTAAGCCGTAAACAAAGTAAACAGAAACAATGCTGTTTTGAAAGTTCCCCACGTGTATATACGTGTTTTACGCGTTTTATATACGTTTTATGTAGTATATTACTCTATATTATTATATTTTTATAATTTATACTTATTTATTGTTTACATTGTTTACATATAGGCTTACGCCCTGCCATTATTGGACTGACCACGTAAACAACTTATTGTTTACATTGTTTATTATTGTTTACGCCTGCCTAAAATCTGCCTCAAAAACTCCAAATTGTAAACAAGATAAACAATAGCCAATTTTATTGTTTACGTTTTGGTGTACGAAAAAACCCGCCTTTGCGGTAAGACGGGTTTAAGGATTTAACTGTTTTTTGGGTGATTTTAGCCGTCGACCTCTTCGTCGAGGTTTGGACTTTCTGCGTTTAGCTCACTGTAACATTTTGAGCAATCGGGGTCGGAGCATCTACCGTCTGATTTAATTCCAGGCTCTCCGCTTGTATCGGGCTCTCCGTCGTAAAGCCATTCGCCGTAAAGTAGTGCGGACTTTTCCGCGTCACTTATAGGCGTTACATCGTTTCGCCCTGTCACCTCGGCGGCGTAATCGAATTTAAGCTTAGCTATATCGCCGTTGAGGTGCTTAATTGTTTCGTCCTTTAAAGTGATTGTGTGTCCTAGGGCTTCGATTTCTTTATCTTTCCCGCTAAGCCTGCTTTTAAGCTCTTTAACGCTTATAGCTTCCGCCCAGGCGTCTAGCCCTGAGCGTTCGGGCTTCTTAACTTCTATGTACATACTTGAGACGTCTAAGGCGTCCCGCCTGTCAAGTCTAGCCTTAAGCGTTCGGATCTCTACCCGTGCGCCGGATAGCGACAAGCCTATAATTGATATTAAGATAAGCAGAAAAAAGAATAAAATTAAAATGTTTGTTGGTGTTTCCATGGTTAATTACGTGTTAGATTAATATTAAAAAATTGGATTTCCAGCTCTTCGGCGATTGTGTTAAGGCGTTTAACTGTTATACTATCAAGGTATCGCATTGTAAAAACTATCGTGTCCTTATCTGAGTTGTACCTAGTAATTGCAGATAGGGTCCCAATATCTCTAGGCTTGTACATTTCAAGCTCAACCTCGATAGCGTTAAACATTTTACTTATTAAGGCGGTTTTTCCGGATCCCGGTTTGCCTGTTATATACATTACGCATTTAGGCTTCGGAGGTTCGTCCAGCTCTGCAAACCCTCCGCGCCAATCCCATAAGAGTGTACCGTCTTCGAGCGCCCATATCGACGTATAGGCGGGGCGCATTAACTTTGCATCGGCTTTCAGCTTATCTCCGAAGTGCTGGCGGACTTCCTGCTCAGTCGGTCCGCTTGGTGGGTGTTTTGTGCTCATACTGGCGTTATTTCGGATGTTACTCTGTCCTCTCGATCGAAGTGGATAGGGTAAAGATTTCCGTGTATTACGAGCCTATCGCTAGATTTCTCGTTACCTATCCTAAAAATATACTCGTTTTCCAAGTAATCAAACTTAACGAGCATAACTTGCCGAACCCCCATAAGTAGCCCGTTTTTATACTCCTTGTAAAATCCTAAACCGTTTACGGGTATTAAGGGGTTGAATCTTAAAGCCTCTATTTCTCCTATTCGTAGCTTTAGCAAGCTTTCAACTCCTCCAAGTGCGGACACCAGGTCATATTTATGTATGTGGCTTTTCTCGCTGTTTATGTTTTTCAACATCTCGATTATATTGTTCATAGCTCTAAGGTTTTTACTCGCCACTGTCCGCCGTCAACTTGTACGGCTCTTCGGTGAGTGAATTTATAATTATGCTCTTTGGTTATACGGCTTCTCGTCCTCTGCGGTTGTTCCGCATGCTTGCCGTTAATGTATGCGCCTATCGCGCTAGGGCAACCGTGCCACTTTGCGCCGTGTAGTTCGGCTATCATTTGATATGGTGTTGTAGGGCTTCGGTTAGACTTAGCACCTCATCGGCTAATCGCTGGCACTCACCAACCGCAACGCGGTTCTTATTAACTGCCTCGTTGTGCAGGTTCATAAGTATTAAGTGTTCTTTGAGTACTCGGTCAAGTACCGCGTAAATTCCCACGCCTAAGTGTATCGCCGTTATGGCTTCTTTGAAGTACGCGTCTTTGTCGTAACGCTGTTCGCCGTTTTGGAATCTTTCTAATATTTCCGTAAGTGTTAACTTTTCCATGTCTTAATCCTGTTTAGTTGTTAGTGTGTCGCCTATGGCGATATATTGTAAATCTGTTGTACTGTAGTAAAGCTTTTCGGTTTTGTAGATATTGTCAACTCTTTCGAGTATAAGCCCTTGGCTTAAGAAGTACCCGCCCATCATGCCGACGGCTATAAGCGTCGCGCCGATAAATAATTGAAATAGTAAATCTTTCATAGTATTAAAATAAAATTGTGAAACCTAAAGTTACTTTGTTGAATGTGTCCGCCCCGACTTCGAGGCCTACGTCTTTAGTTATTGTGTACATCGCCGATACTCCCGCCATCGGCTTATAATCCACGTTGACTATTTTGAAGTTGGTAAAAGTGGCGAGTCCTGCTCTATACTTAACCATTATGGGGCCTAAGTACCCAAAGGATCCAACGGCGTAAATGCTGCACCACTTTTCGTGATCGACTGATCGGTCGGGGCTAAGCGCCCCGCTATACCCTCCGCCTATATAGGTCGACTCTGTACCACGTAAGGCAAACATTACCTCAGCCCCTGCGTTGTTGGCCGTTCCATAATAGAAGTGCACTGTAGTGTTTTGCGAGTAGCCTATAGAAGTGACGAGTATTAAAAGTAGGGTTTTCATAACTATAAGTTTATAATGATTAATAACCCCGTGCCTGATCGCTTGATCTTAATGTCGCACGCCTGACTCACCGATACGTTGGCGAGGGTTAAAAGTTGGTTGTCGTCTATGGCTTCGATATTGAAGCGGATAACGCCTGTGAACTCTCTAAACTTTACGCCCTCGAAATATCTAACAAGGACTTCTAAAACTGATTTTGATTTTTGCATCTTATTTACATTTTAATTATTGAAGTTTACCGCCCCGACTCTCGAGGCGGCTATTAGGTTTCATTAGTCAAAAACATTAAAAGCTGGATAAAATCTGCCGTCCCTCTCTTCTGTCTCTAGGATCACTAAGTTAGACCCCCACCAAGTTCTTTTTAAAGTTGCGTACTGTCCCGCTAATTCAAGAGTAGGGAATCCATTCTCGCCGTTACCGTGAGTATTTCTAAAAGCATTGAAAGCGTTTAAGTCTTTGTTCGAATCGTTTGTTTTATAATTTTGCATCTTATTTACATTTTAAGTTAACCGCTTCGTTGCTGTTATCTGATTACAAATATACGACTAAGTTTCAATTGTGCAAATTATTTAACATAAAAATATTAAAAAATTTAACTCTTTTTAAATGATAGCCCGTATTTCTTGATCTTAGCGCGTACCGCCTCCATAAGTCCGCGTTGTACGCCGTCCTTTTTATCCAGCGTTTTAACGACGCTTTCGTACTCTGTGCCCTTAACTATTAGCCTGTATATTAATACTTGGTATTTTTGCCCTGGACGTGGCAAACGTGCACACCACTGCTGATAAAGTTCTAAGGACCAATTAAGCGAGAACCAAATAGCGATGTGCCCGCCGTACTGCAGGTTAAGTCCGTGGCCTCCGCTTGCTGGGTGCATCACCATAACCTTAATTTTGCCCGCGTTCCAATCCTTTAAGTGCTGATCGTTTCTAAAGTGCACAGGCTCGAAGCGTTTAAGGCGCTCCATAATTCGCGCTAACTCATGCTTAAAGGTGTAAGCAATAAGTACGGGCTTGCCGTTCGCCTGCTCGACTAATTCCTCGAGGGCGTCAATCGTTTCGGTGTGGATCTCGTGGACGTTCTTCTCGTCGTCGTAGACTGCACCGCCTGCAAACTGCAAGAGCTTACCTGACATAACGCTCGCGGTCATAGCTGTAACCTCTGACTCTAACAACTCCATAACCCGCTCGCGTTCGAACTGCTCGTACTTCTTACGTACAGCATCGGGCAGGATCACGGGCACGTCGATAAACCTCGGGGCTTTATGCTTTTGGTAGTCGGGCGCTTCCATCGAGATAACTATGTCCTGTATAAGTTTGTAAATTTGATCTTTGGTTGTATCTGTTGGTAGGTACTTTCCGAAGTGAGAGCCGGGCTTCGATACGTGGTTAAAAAACCTATCCTTATAATGTGCGACGTATGCGCCTAAGCGCTTACCGCGGTCGAGCATCCAAATTTGAAACCAAATATCTATTAACCCATTAGGCGCAGGCGTACCCGTTAAGATCACAATTCTTTTAAAACAGGGTTGTATAGATTTGAATACTTTCGACTTTACGGCGCTAGGGTTTTTAAACTTCGAGGACTCGTCGACTATACACATTTCATAAGGCAGCGACCCGCCGCCGAACTCTCCGACTAACCAAGCGAAGTTGTCGCAAGAGATTAAATAGATGTCGGCCTTTACACGCATAGCGGCGCGGCGTTGCTTCGGGTTTCCGATTATCGGCGAGAGCTTTAAGTTTCTTAGGTGTTCCCACTTTCCGACCTCGTCGGGCCACGTAGACTCAACAACTTGACGCGGACCGATAACTAAAGCCGTGCCGATTTCAAAGTCTTCTAGTATAAGGGCATTGGCCGCCGTTAATGTGATAACGGTTTTAGTCATACCCATATCGAGGAACAACCCGCAAAACGGATTGTCGACGATGTGCTGCGCGACTATTGGCTGATAAGGGTAAAAGTCTTTCTTAGTTAGTTTGGCGCTCATAATTAAAATAGATCTAAGTCTTTGGGTATGTGTTTAAAGAACTCTACTATACTATCGACTTGCCAGCCATTACCAAGCATCCTAAGTCTTTGAGAATTTGATACCCCTAGCGTATAGTTATCGGGTAGGCCTTGCAGGCGTTCGCACTCTACAGGTGTTATATATCTGTAGTGCTTACCTCTCTCTAACTCCTCGAACACATTAGGGTAGCGCCCTATAGGCAGTATCGAAACGACGTTATCTTTCTGTACCGTGGTTAAGCAATTAACTTTATGCCCTGCCCTAACCTCGAGACACTGAGTAGTTTTTATATCTCTATTATAGTCCTCTCTTTTTCCTAGAGAGTTTAGGCGTCGTCCTGTTATTTGAGCGGGCGTGTCTACTATTCCGAAAAATCTTTGAGAGGAGTACTTTTTATGGTGCGAGGCCTCTAGCATTTGCATCTTTTCAAAATCTGCATGCACTTTCAACTTTTTGCCTTTACTCGTCCCGTGCTTCCCGATCCAAGCCATAGCCTTATCGGTGTAGTATATAGCGCCCCACTCTATACCCGTCTCTCTAACATCGCCCCAAGTTACGCCTCGGTCTTGTGGCTCGACATACCCGGGGATATTTGTCCAATACAAACGCTTACGGTTCTGCGCAGATACTCGGGCGCTGTTTAGCATTATCGGCTGTACGCCTAAATACGACGAGATTACGTCCTGATATTCTTTTTTCATTACGACATTTTCGAGAAAGAAGTATTTAGGCTTGCACTCCTTAACGAGTCTCACGAACTCAAAGAATAATTTACTCCTTGGGTCTTCAAAGTTTAACTGCTTACCCGCAAAGCTGAAACCCTGACAAGGCGATCCGCCGATAACTAAATCGATTTGCTCGAGGCCTTCGGCGCGTAATTGCGTAACGTCGCCCACGTGTATAGTGTCGAGGTAGTTGTTAGCCGCTATGGTTATGGCGTACTTGTCAATTTCTGAGGCGTAATATTTATCGATCTTAAAACCGCAACGCTCTAAGGCTACACGCCCGCAGCTCATGCCGTCGAATAAGGAAAGTACATTCATTCTAATAGGAATTTAATATTTGTTTTCTAAGTTGTTCTAGGCTATCTATTACATACACGCGGAAGCCTAGCCGCCGTAACTTCTCATGTACTAACCGCTGTACGGCTGTCGGCTTTTTGCCTGTGCTCTTTAGTTCCGCAAAGAATATAATCCCGCCGGGTAATAAGACGAGCCTGTCCGGTAGTCCGGTGACGAACTGACAAAGCAGTTTAAGCGACCAGCCGCCGAGGCTTTTAACCTCAGCGTTTAAGGTTTTTTCTATAAGCTTTTCGCTATCCATTTAACGAAAATTGCAAATTAGCTTTGCACTCGCTAGACCTATCTTTTACCGACTCATAAATCTTTGTTGCCGTTTCGAGGTCGCCACAAATTATATGAAAGGGTAAGTCGAAACAATGCCATTTTCCCGCTGCTATATTGGAGGCGTTCGGCTGGTGCGTCTGTTTCATAAACTCTCTAATTTCTTCGGGAAAATTTATCCCTAGTCTTTCCTCGATTTGCTTTACTGATAAATTGCCTAACATCATAACTATAATTTTTTACGTTGATAATATTTTTGTTTGCCGTACGCCCCAAAGTTGGCAGTCGTTGGCTTGTACTCCCAATCGGGAAACGACTTCATAATGTCGTTAATGTCTCTCGTCTTGTAGCGGTCGGCGTCCTCTTTGTTCTTACCAAGGCATTCGCACCATAATTCGACCATACAAACGCGGTCACGCTTAACGCCTTTCTCGCTGTATGCCTCGGGGTCGTTTAAGAACATACGGCGTTCGTCTAGTCCGCGGGAAGCCCAATCGCTTGGAAGTTCTCGCTCGAGGTAAAACTCGATAAGCCCTCGACGTTCGTCTGTCTCGCTGTGGCTTGTTTGCTCATAGCGTGCGATTGTCTCGGCTTCGGGGCTTAAGTATAATTTCTCTCCCGCTTTGTAAAGCGCTACGGCTTCCGCCCATATTTGATTGACGTCACCGTCTAAGTCTTTCCAAACGTCTTTTACTGCGTCCTCGGTTACTACGTCGCCGGGCATGAATCGGCGCCCTCCCGTTGGATCCGTAAATAAGTTACGGGTGTTCGACGTAGCGATAAATATATTTTGCCTCGGGAAGTCCTCGGGGCTCCTACCATAAGCAGGGCGGAACGTGTCAACGCGTTTCGAGATATACAATTTAATCGCCTCGTTGTCCGCCTTTCTAAAGCCTGACATTTCCGCTATCTCGATAATCCAAGCGCCTTGTAGCTGTTCAAAAGACTCCTTACCGTGCACCGTGCTAAAACTATCGCTGTACCAATCTTTACCGAGCTTGTCGATAAACGTTGATTTGTTGCAACCCTGCGGGCCTATAATGGTGAGAACTAAATCGAACTTAACACCCGGATTAAACACCCGAGCCACCGCACCGACTAAACACTTTCTTATCGACTCGCGCGTGTAGGCGTTGTCTACCATTCCAAAATAATCGATAAGTAGATAGTCTAGTCTTTCCGAGCCGTCCCACTTTAAGCCGTTGAGGTAATCCCTAACGGGGTGAAAGCTGTGTTTCTCAAACTCTAAGGCGAGAGCGTCGTCGATCTTTTGTACGCCTGTTATCCCGTAAATCGTTTCGATATAATTTCGTATTCCTGAGTAATCTACATTCTTAATCGGTTCGGGCTTCTTAATCCCGCGCCACGGTAAAGTCCTAAATACATATCGTTTATTATCAAAAATGTTTTGCTTAAACGACTCTTTGAGGCGGGCGTCCATTTTAAAGATAAGCGATATATTTGTCGAGCTCGATAAGTAGTTTCCTTTGTTGTCCGCTTCGAGTTCGACCATCCAATCGGTGTTGTCGTTGTCACCCTCTACGGCGTCGGGCTCTTCCCCAAAATCGCCGTCTAGCACTTCGGCGAAATCGTATTTTATATTAGCCTGTGACTCTTCGGCTAAAAGCTTCTTAACCGCTTTGTCTTTGCGTGCAAAGTCTTCCATCGCTGAGAAGCTCTTAGGCTTTTGACCTTGAAGCTGGGTCTCATTGTCGAGGTGTCCGTATAAGTGCAGACGTACCAAATCAAAAGCGTTGGACGTTTTCCCGCTACACGGGTCGGTCCCGTGGTGCGAATAAGCGAAAGTATCTTGATAAACGATAAGTCCCGCGGCGGTCGACCCTTGTGTATAAGTGTATCTCTCTTCATGGTCTGTGGGTATATATTGTTCAGTTAAAAATTTCTCTATTGCTTCGGTGATTGAATAGGTACGGCAAAACGCCCCAACTATTCCGCTTTTCTCTCTCGGGTCTGCTTGCTTTTTGGCGTTAGCCCCAAGCTCTCGGAGCATCTGCCCCGAGGTCGGCCAAAGGCTTGTATCGGTCCAATCGATATAAGAGTCGAGTATCTCGTCGGCACATAGCCAAGGGCCGTCCTGCGTCTCCATATAGTAATCGACGTCTTTCGGCGTAGAGGGCCAAAACATAAGGCGGTTAGTCTCGAATGTAGTTTGGTCGAAAAGTTCTATGTCTAACTGTCCAGCAACCGAGCGCGCGATAGCGACGTACTCGTCGGCGGTCACTTCTCTATCCAATGGCATTAAAAGCCTGTAGCGCGGATCGGTTTTGCAGTGCTTATGCGTACCGTGAATAATCGCCGCGTTTTCAAACTGTAGGGTGAAGTCGCTCCAAAAATCTAAATGCGCGAAATCAATATCCAGCGTTAATAGTTGGCGGTGTACCACGTTTTTAGGGCTGCGCTTTCCGTTTCTCAAATACCCGCCGACGTAGCCCCCGACGTCTTTTATTTTACCCTGTTCGGGTTTGGTGCTTGCAATAAACTCCTTGTAGGTTTCGGGCGTTACGGTATTCTCGGCGATACGGTCGACAAACTGCGACCAGGTAAAAGCTTTGTTTTTCCATTTAACCGACTGCGCCGAGTGGCCTACTGCGATGTTAAGTTTTCCGTCGTGTATCATTTTAAAAAAGTTCAGCGTGTTGGTCTATACGGGCTTTCATTATCTCGAAATACTTTTCGTCCTGCTCCATAACTATAAATTTTCGGTTTGTGTTTACGCAAGCTATAGCGGTCGTCCCCGATCCGGCGCAGTTGTCGAGTACTAAGTCGCCCGCGTTGGTGTAGGTCTTAATTAAATATTCGAAAAGCGCGACGGGCTTCTGCGTTGGGTGCATTCCTGTTTGATTATTAAAGTATATAATACTTTCGGGGTTTTTGAGATCCTCATCGTATTTTATAATCTCCGTTTGCTCAAAACCGTTTATAAAATCTCTCTTACCCGTATTACTAGGATTAAGCACGTACTTAGTCCTACTCTTTCCGCTTTCTGAGCGTGGCACTTTTATAGGGTTGAACGTTGGCACCTTTTTATAAAACACTAAAACACTTTCGTGTTTTTTCATAGGGGCGTACTTAGCCATAAAAATATTAGAGGCTTTGTTTTTTTCCCAAACCCATTCATATTTGAAAAGTTTTGCGTTACTCATTACAAGCGCAGAAGTGAAAGGCTGCGAAGCGGTTAAAACTATAGCGCCGTTAGGCTTAATTATTCTTTCGTAATGCGCCCAAAGCTTTGTAAAATCGATAACCGTGTCCCATTTACAGGCCGTTGTCCCGTATGGTAAATCGCAAAGTATCATATCTATTGAGGCGTCAGGGGTAAAGTCCATAAGCTCGAGGCAGTCGCCGTTTAGTATCTCGTTCATGTAGGTTAGTCTTTTTTATAATAATTAGTGATAAAGCCCTCGGCGGGCGTGCCTAGTCCTTTCGCCCAAGGTACGGGCTCGCCTAAAATCCGGCACATTTCCGAGACAATAAACTCGGGGGACTCGTTCGGTATATCGGCACAAACTTCATCATGTACGTGTAGCACAATGTCGAACCCTGCGGCGTCTAGGCGTCGCATCCCGTCGGCGAGTAAGTCCCTCGCTATGGCTTGGATTATGTTCTCTGAAAGCTTCCCGCCGTAAGTGTCGACCCAAGCCCATTGGCCCGTTATTTGGTGTTTGCCTTTGTACTTAATACTCTCGTTGTCCCACTTGTTACGGCTTAGCACCGCATCGCGGTAAATCAATTTTCGCCCGCTAGGTAGTCGGATCGTTAAGCAGTTAAATTCGTAGTTAAAAACGATACCTTTCAAACTAGAAGTTACAGGCTTTCGGGTTTTAAGAGTTTGGATCGCGCAACGTTCGAACTCGTACCACATTTTAACAATAGCGGGGGAGGCTTTGCGCCAACGCTCTACGATGTTTTTCATTTCCTGTTCAGATAAGCCCATCGCCTCGCCGCCCATCGTTTTAAGTGCGCCGACCGATCCGCCGAAGCCAAGGGCAAGCTCTGCGATTTTACCCTTATCTCGATACTCCGAGCCTTTGCCTATGCTTTCAATTGTTACGCCAAACATCATAGAAGCCGAAGCCTCGTAAATCTTACCGTCTCCCGCGAAAACGTCTAGTCTCCACTGCTCACCAGCGAGCCAAGCCGTAACGCGCCCCTCTATTGCGCTATAATCCGCTACGCCGAAAATGCTATCCTGCTCGTGTGCTAAGGTTCTAACTCCAAACTCAAGGGAGTAGTCCGACATTGATAGCGTGTATTTTGGTTTCGGGATTATCGCGGTACGTATAAGCTGAGAGAGCACGCTCGGGATATTATCGAAAGTCATTTTTAGCCCCTCGTAGTCCCCACGTTTTACCATTTTACGCGCCTCGTCTAAGAGTTTCATTTTGTTACGGGGTAGGTTTTGAAGCTGTACAGCTCGTCCAGCCCATCGTCCCGTCCGAGATCCGCCGTAAAAGTATAAAAGCCCGTGCGCCGTGTAGTCTTCCAGCGCGTAGTTAATCATAGCGTTATACTTTTTTGTTGAGGTGCTCGAGCCTTGTTGTCTAAGTTTTAGGACCTCAACCGCAGCGCCGCGCTTATGCTCTTTAATAAGTGTTTTGACGGTATCTTTTGCAAGGCTGTTTACTTCTGTTTGCAGGGTAGAGCTCAACCACTTTTTAAGCTGCGCAACGCTGTTCGGATTTGCGAGGCCTGTTATCTCTTTTAATTGGTCAACGACTTCCAGCTTAAAGCGGTCGTCTATAAGTATTGCGTTTTGAGCCATTTCAACGTCGATGTTAACGCCTCGGTCGTTTATCTTTTGATCTAAAAAATAGTTAAGTCTTTCGGTCTCGGGGATTTCAAAGCCTGCCAAGCGGTCAAGTAGTCCCATTTCCGCGACAACGTCTTGGCGACAATAATCTTTGTACATTACCCACTTTTCGGGGTTGTGTTTTGGTAAGTTACGCATACGCCCGCCGTTTGATTTGGTAGGCTTCACAAGACAAGAGAAGTAACGTATTAAAGCTTTACCCTCTGCGCTCTTGCCCTCTGCGCCCATATTAAGTGCTTTAGTTGCAGCGTCTAGGCTCATAGGCAAACCACAATAACCTGCCTTTACTGCTGAGCAGTGCCACTGCTCCACGGGCACGTCGTAACCGATAGCCTTAAAGGCGTTACGCTCAAAGTTTGCATTGTGGGCGTGTTTTTCGACTGTAGGATCGAGTAAGTTTTTAAGGAAAGGGCTCGGTACAGTTTCGCCGTTGGCTATGTCGATCGTCGTGACTTTAGTCTTTGCGCCGTCAACTACGTAGCAGTAACAGAGAATTAAAATCTCGAAGTCGGGGCTTTTGAAATACTTGTAAGAGCCGCAGTTCATTATATCCACGCTCGAGAACGTCTCGACGTCTATGTGTAATTCGATAGCCATGTTATTAGTTTTTTAGTGGAAAAGATTTGAGGGTGTAAGAGAATCGACCTCCCACTTTCGTAAGTACTTACGCTGTGCTACCACTACACTGCCACCCGTCCTGCACCTTTAAGGAAAGGGCGAAACCGTATTTTTAATCTAAATCGTCGTAATCCTCGTCGTCCTCTTCCATTTCCTCGAAAACGTCTTCGGCTCTTACGCGGCTCGCACCTAACGGCTCGCCGTCGCTAATTTTTTGAATTGCTTCGAGACTCGCCGTAATACCTTTAGAGCTCTCCATCCAATAATAGTAAAAGTCAATCGCGACGTTTGCAACAACTCCGCTATAGATCTCGTCGGGATCCGTGATAGGCTGCAATTTACGATTAACTATTGCAGGCTTAACTTGCTTGCTAACGTTAATGTAGTAACGGTTTTCGTACTCTTCACCCTCTTTGTCCTCGTCCCCGTCGTTGAACGTGTTCGGGATTGCTTTTTTAGGCGCTTTACCCGCGTACTTCTCGGTAATCATTCTCGCCTCTACGGCTTTGATTGCTGCCTTGATTTTAGAAACACTCGCTTTGTCGTCTTTATCGATCAAAAGTAAACATTTGTATTTTGGTTTCTCTTCGGGCTTTTTCGCGTCGATGTAAGGGGTGAATACATTAACATAGCTTAGTATCGCTCTTACTGTAACTCTTGTAGCACTTTTATTTTCTGTTGCCATTACTCTAATTTTTTAAATTTATCAGTGTTTAACTCGGGGTCGATTGTCGCCATTTGGGTACTAAATACCGCGTTTGCAAAATCGATTAACTTCACGTCGTCTGCAAAGACTTCGTTCCTCTGTTCCTCTGACTCAAAGGCGAACGGCGCAACGAATTGCACGGGTTCGTTTTTTGAATCAAAACCGTAAAGCTTTAACTCTAGGTACTTCTCGTCTCTTATGTGCCAAACTGCCTGTGCAAAGTCTACAAGGTTTAAAAGTTTGACGCGGTAAGAATTTTTATTTTCGCGGGACGTTTCGCAACTCGGCGCGCCCATCGGTACTATTTTCATATTTTTTTTTTAGTTTAAGTCGTCGTCTTCTATCTCGGCGAAGTCCTGCGCTATGCGCGAAACGCCGTAAAGTTCTCTTTTGTCGTTCTCGTCTACCAGCGTCGGAGCGCCTGCAGGCTTAACAACTAAATGCCCTAATAGTGAATTGAAGCCCGCTTTTTTAAGTAGCTTCTCTAAATCCCCTAAGCCCTTAATTTTAACGTTGGCTATCTCGTCCGTGGTGTAAAGTTCACCCTTTAAGATAAGAAGCGCCTGCGCCTCGTCGGTGATCTGTCGGTTAGACTTACCCTCTACAAGCTTGTAGCCCTCCCACTTTTTACCCGCTAAGGCTTCTTTTAAAACGGTCGATTTCACATCGGTTAAAAACTTAGTGATAAAGTCCGCATTTTGGTAGAGTGTCAAAAGCTCGTCGTCGTTTATGAGTCTTAGGTCGTCCTGCTCTTCGAAATCTCGCCTTACGTTTTCCATCGCTAAATCGTGCAGAGCTTTACAGCGTGGGCGGACTTTACAGAATTGGCACCAATCGCCCGGAACTTGTGGACCGTCACCTCTGTATGCTTCTATCGCTTTCGGCTTTAAAACCTCTTCGGCCCATTTGAGTAGGTCAGCTTTTGAGATCTCCCAACTGTCGATATTTGACATTCGAGGCTGTACGATTGTAAGCTTAACGGTTTCGATCCTGTTAGCCATAGCGCTAAGCGATACCAAAACCCCCAAAGCGTAATACATTAATTGAGTATTGTTCGCCGCTTTGACTTCTTTACCAGCTCCAAACTTCAAGTCGATCACCTCTAATAAGGGGGCGTAAACGATAGCCGCGTCGCTAGTCCCGAAGCCCATTTCAACGTAATCACGTAAATCGAAACGCGTTTCGATTAAAATCATTGCCGCCTTATCAATACGTCGTGCCTCGGCGTATTGCTGCTTAACGTAGTTAACGTAATCCATAATCGGGTCGAGTAGGTCGTCGCTATAAAGCTCATGCTTTTTAAGGACTTCCAGCTCTTCGCGATACTTTTGCATAGTCATCTTTTTAAGATCAACTTTAAGCATTATCTCGGCGAGCTCGTGGGCTAGTGTACCCTCTCGGGCGTAGACGCTAGTCTCTTCGGGTACGTGCTCCTCTAGTCTAGGCGAAGCGGGGCAGTTTATCCACCTTTCAGAGCCCGAAGCAGAGAGGAGGGCGTGCGCTCTCTCCTCGTGGCTTACCATTGTTTTGGCTAAAGGGTGCAAATTATTTCAATTTTGAAAGGATATCGAACATCTTTTGGAAGTTCTCAGGCGCTAGGCTAGAAATCCCTTTCGCGCCTAGTTTTCCGTAGTGCGCTGCAATAGCTGGGCGGTGCTTATCGATCTTTGTGGCTTGTAAAGCTCTAAGGTCGTCCGCAGTGATTTCCTCGTCTTCGTCTTTGCCGAGTACTCCGTCTTCCTCGTCCTCGATTTCAAACTCTTCGTCCTCGTCTTCGATTTCCTCCTCAACGGGTGCGGGTTTTGCCTTAGCTCTTGACGGTCTAGGCGTTGGCGTCTTTGCAGGCGCTGGGGCTTTTACCTCTTCGGCGTCTACGACTTCCATTTTTTTAGACTTATCGCCTCCCGCGATAGCCTGTAAAAACTGTGACACTGCGCTTACATTTTCCGCGCTAACTTCAATCTCTAATTTAATTGTACTCATTTTCTCTAATTTTAAAAGTTATTTATATTTGATTATTAAATCCGTTAATTGGTCGAGGTAGTCGGTTAATGTGATACCTCGGTCGTGTGTGATTACCTTTTCAAACATTAGCACGTCGTTACGTGAGAGAGTCGTCTCCATCGTCTCAGTATTAAGTTCAGCAAAATAATCGTAAGTTCGAAAGTTTATAACGTTTCGGCGTTCGGCCTTAACGCTCATACACCAAGCGGCGTCATCAAATAACAAGCCTATTGGCACATTTAGCAATTCAGAGAGTTTGGCTATCTGTTCAGAGTTTAAAAAGGCCTCACCTCTTGAAACTCTCTGTACTGCCTGTCTAGGCTCTTTGTTGTCAGGGAATAAGTGCGCCCCGATGTAAGAGGCTTTTAAGTTAGCCGTAAGCATTATTCTTTTTAAGTCTAAAGTTTGCATATCTGATTGTTTTATCTTTGACAAATCTACAACTATTTTCTAACTGTGCAAACTTTTAACAAAGAAAAATTAAAATATTTAACAGATTTTTATTGTTTACGCGCTAAGTCGTTGAATTTTAAGGCTTTAAGCCTATTAACTGCCAAATTGTAAACAATAAACAATGTGCGCCGTAAAGTCCCCACGTGTATAAATGTGTTTTATGTAATTTAGTGTAATACTATTACTATATATTTATCATATTTTAAATTATAGTTATATTATTAGATACTTGTTTACATTTTAGCTTACGCCGTACCGCTGCTACGGTGTAAGCGTAAACAATCTATAGAATATTTAGTTTATTATTGTTTACAGCATAAAAAAAACGACCCTAAAGCCGTTTTATGTTTTTCAAGTTGTTTGCCTATTTTTGCTTTTTGAGCAAATGCGCGAACAATTTAACCGCGAAGCTTACCGGGATTATCTTAGCGAGTAGCCTTAATACGACTCCCGCGTTAGTTGTTGCGGTTGATTCCGAATACGCTGTAGAGGCTTTTTGTAAAGTGTCCGCGATCTC